ACGGGGCTTGAACCGGAAGCAGTAGAAACGGTTAAGCTTGCGCTATGTGCAAAGCACATGGTTGATCTCGAAACGCTAAACAATACGCCAATCAGCAGGCTTGTAGAGCTTGCCGAGGCCGACAAGGACGGGCGCGTGGTCGTGCTGCCGTGCAGGCAGGGAGATGAACTGTGGACATACTGCAATCACCCGGTTAAGCGGGTATATAGTTTTACCGTATCGGACGTGAGCACGCTGAACGGGCGGACTGTGCTGAATACGCTAGGTCTCGGGACGATCAGACCAGAGGACATCGGCAAAACCGTATTTTTGAGCCGCGAAGAAGCCGAGAAGGATTTGCAGGAAATGGAGGGCAAGAAGGATGGCTAAGTACATAACCAAAGCGCAATTGAAACAACTCTATCAGGCTCAGCTCTCCGATAACGACGAATATCTGAGACTTTTAAAAGAGTTTGCAGGGATAGAATCCCGACCGAATACGGAGTACAACCACTACGACGAAAATGGCAAGTTTATTGGTAGCAGCGTGGATACCTATCTTTCTGGCCTGCTGTACGAGGCTGGCGTGGAGGTGCGGGACGATGGGTCAACATAAGCACAACCCGACCGCCATTGCGGCGGCAAAGGGCGAGCTGCCGCCGAAGAAGCGAGAGCGGCGGCTGACCAAGCGGCAGGCGGAAAGGCTCTTGCGGCTGAAGATTATACGAACAATCGACCCATTCCACGCCCTGCCGGATGGGATGGACGAAGTTATTGCAGGAGGTATGCTTTATGGCTGATTATATCCGGCGCGAGGATGCGCTATTTGCGTTACGGAAAGCAGAACGCGGTGGAAGCATGACGGCACTAACACGGTTGGAACGCGCATATGCCGAAATTCGGGAAATGCCCGCCGCCGACGTTGCGCCGGTGGTGCGGTGCAAGGACTGCAGGTACAGTAAGTATGCAGCGTGGTGCGAGGGATATGCGTGCTGCAGAACAGTTGGCGAGTATCATCACGCAGATTTTGGATGCACCGCCGGAGAACTGCAAACAAACGGAGTTACAGAATGAGCGGCCTTCGGTTTGAATCCATGGCGGACATGCCGCCGAGGATGCGGGAGCTGTATGCCAGGCAGCAGATCGACCTCTCAGGCGCTGCGGTGCCAGCTCCCATTCACAAGGGGAGCCATGGGAAGACGAAGTACGGCAGCCGGAAGGATACGCGCGGCGAGCTGCGCTTCGCCAGCCAGAAGGAAGCCCGGCGCTATGACGAGCTGATGGTCATGCTGCGGGCCGGGATCATCTCCGACCTGCGGCTGCAGCCGCAATTCACGCTGCAGGAATCTTATGTGACAGAGACCGGTGAGCGCATTCGCGCAGTGCGGTACACGGCGGACTTTTCGTACCGCTTCGGCGGAAAGCTCGTTGTCGAGGACGTGAAGTCGACCGCCACGCAGACCAAGGAATATATGCGGAACCGCAAATTCATGCGGTCCAAATTCGGGATCGAGATCCAGGAGGTTTAGCATGCCAGAAAAAAACGAGAGCAGCCCGCGCGAGGCATGCGGGCTGCCGAAGCAGGGCAATGCCTGTCCGTATGCAAAGCTCGCGCCGGTTCTTTGCGCGCGGTGCGGCTGGGACCCGGATGAGCACGCGCGGCGGTAGGCGCTGCCGCTGACCGAGAACGCCGACGGGCTGCGGCACAAGGACATCAGCAAGCCCGAGGATTGATGTCAGCAATCAGCTGGGGACCATATTTTTTCGGACTTATGCCGCGGCCGCTCCGCCATGAGACGGCTGCGGGAGGATCAACCCGGCTTTGCACCCGGCCCGCGAAACCTCAAGCCCGCGGGCCGGGGATAAAAAGCGCGTGTGGAACGTGCGCGCGGATGGGAACCGTCAACGTTACCCCACGCCGGGTGTCGGGATCGCCCGGCGGCATCGTGTTACCTCCTTATGGAAAGCTGTCTGAGCAGACAAAGGCAGCTCGCCTGCGGCGACAGGGGGACGCGCAGGCGCAGGCGGTGCAAGTCCGCCCTGCATAGGGGCCGGGAGACCGGCCCCTGACGAAAGGAGAATGGAAATGTCACACGTAGTCGATCTGACGGGCACGGATTTTGGATATTTGCACGTCATCGGGCGGGATACCAGCAAAAAAGGAGACACGGCACACTGGATCTGCCGGTGTAAATGCGGGACCATATGCAGCAAGGACGGAAAATACCTCCGGAACGGACATGCAAAAAGCTGCGGCTGCTTCCGGAAAGAACGCGCGGCCACGCTCGTCACCAAGAGGGATCCAGCAAAAAAGCCAAAAGCCGAACCGAAGAAGAAAAAATTCGGCCGCAGCCCGCAGCGGGCAGGCTCCGGGATCTGTTACAACCCACTCTGCCCGACGCGCAACAACTACCGCGGCGCCTGGAGCTGCACCGAATGCCGCTTCTGCCCGGAACGCAAATTCGCCCGCCAGTCGAGGCGGGAGATCATCACAATTTGAATGTGGGGCATCAGATTGCGAATGGGACGCTGAGACAGACGTATGCACATGCAAGGCATGCGGATACACGAACTGACCGTTGAAACTGTGGCCGGAATTTCCGGCCACGCTTTGAGCGGGCAGAGATGGGAGGGATATCTGTGAATATTGCGTACAACGTGGACTGCATGGAGTATATGCGGACGCTGCCGGATAAGGCGTTTGATTTGGCCGTGGTCGACCCTCCGTATTTCAGCGGCCCGGAACGCCGGGGCTATTACGGCAGCAGGGTAAGCAAGATCGGCGTGCATAGGGATTACCCGATCTCCCCGGAGTGGGAAATCCCAGGCGTAGAATATTTTGATGAGCTAAACAGGGTGGCGCAGAAGATCATAGTCTGGGGCTGCAACTACTATAAATATATTTTTCCGCCCGGACGAATTGTCTGGGATAAGTGCAACGGGGAGAGCAGCTTTAGCGATTGCGAGATCGCAGCGACAAATTGCCATGATAGCGTAAGACTGATCCGGTATATGTGGAACGGAATGATGCAGGGCAAAAGCATCGCCGACGGCGATACCCAACAGGGAGACAAGCGAAAAAACGAGAAACGGATTCACCCAACACAAAAGCCCATTGCGCTTTATGCGTGGATCTTTGCCAGGTACGCAAAGCCGGGAGATAAGATCCTCGATACGCACCTTGGGAGCGGGAGCAGCCGGATCGCGGCGTATGACGCAGGGCTGGATTTCGTGGGGTGCGAGATCGACAAGGATTATTTCGCAAAACAAGAGGAGCGTTTCGCCGCGCATACGGCGCAGCTATCACTATTTGTATAAAAGAGGATGGAGTATGGCAAAGAGACACAAGCGCCGGAAGTTTTCAGGGCGGGTCTGCGAGCAGATCGTGTACACGGTGACGGGCGGCACAGATCCGAAGACCAGCCGGCCGAAGAAGCCGCGGTTCCAGTCGCAGGAAGAACGCGAAGAATTCAACACCAGAGTCTCAGCCGCGAAGTTCGCGGCGCTCGTCAACGCCAACTTCTCTCCGACCAGTTATTACTCCACGCTCACGCTCGATCCAGAGCATGAGGTACATACCGCGCAGGAGATGCGCAGGATCCGGGATAAGTTCTACCGCCGCATGGTCTACCGGTATCCGGAGGCCAAGATCGTCATCGTCTACGGCCGGGGCAAATCGACCAACCGCTTCCACCTGCACCTGATCACGGACGGCATTCCTGCCGATGCGCTGGGCCAGCTCTGGGGCCTCGGCAGCGTCATCGACTGCAAGCCACTGCGGAAGCACAACTACTATCTGGATGAGAACGGAAATAAGGTCGACCACGGGCAGGACTACACGGCGCTGGCCAACTACCTGCACGGCCACTGGCGCAAGGAGTTCGGAGGCCACCGGTACAAGGCCAGCCGCAGCTGCGTCCGACCGGAGCCGGAGCCCGCGACCGAGGCGGTCCGGGACTACAGCCCGACGCGCCCGCCAGTCGCCCCGCGCGGATACATCCTCGTCGAGTCCAGAGCCACGCAGTATGGATTCCTATATTTCAAATATGTATGGGATCCCAAAAACGAGACACATAAGCGGACCGGGAGCCGCCTTCTTTAAGCCTTGTAAATGTGTTGAGTTTTAGAACGAAAGGGTGATAGAGACGAGCGACTACTGGCACAGGGAGTATATCTGCCCATTCTGGCAGGCAGCCGGGAAAAAGACGATCCGCTGCGAGGGAGAATGCGTGCTCGCATTTCCTGAGCGGCGGGAGACGTCAGACTACATCACGCGATACTGCGCCAGCTTTGACTACGTGCGGTGCAGCATCGCGGCGGCGAAGCTCCGATACTACGAAAGAACAGAATGAGAGCCGAAGCGCATGCGGAACGCCGTATGCGCTCATTCTGCGTGCGTGGGGTGAAAAGATTTTCCGGATACGCTATGCTGAAAAGCAGAAGGGAGGCGTGAGCCATGGCGAGGAAACCGAAGTATGAATCCGTGGAGCAGATCGAAGGAATGATCGAGGCGTATTTTGAGAGCTGCAAGGGAGAGATCCTGCGGGATGAGGACGGGAGCATCGTTTTCAACCCGAAAGATGGGACTCCGGTCTGGGTGGGGCGGAAGCCGCCGACGATCCCGGGGCTTGCGCTGGCGCTGGGCTTTTCCAGCAGGCAGAGCCTGTACAACTACAAGGCCAGGAAAGAATTTATGGACACGATTTCGCGCGCGCAGACGCGCGTGGAACAATATACGGCCGAAAGACTGTTCGACCGGGACTCTCAGCGGGGCGCGCAGTTCGCGCTGGAGTATGGGTTCCGCTACAGACGGGATGCGGAGGGCGAAAAAAAGGATGAAAGCCAGAGGATCACGATGGAGGCGGAGGCGGAGGCTTACGCGGGATGAAAAAGCGCTGCTTCGGGGAACCGAACGAAAAGCAAAAGCTGTTTCTGCTGGATCATCACCGGCATGTGGCCTATGGCGGTGCGCGCGGCGGAGGGAAAAGCTGGGCTGTGCGGACGAAGGCAAAGCTGCTGGCACTGCACTTCGCAGGGATCAAGGTTCTGATCGTCAGGCGCGCGATGCCTGAACTCCGGAACAACCACATTGAGCCGCTGAAAAAAGAGCTGGCGGGGATCGCGAAGTACAACACCACCGACAAGACATTCCGGTTCCAAAACGGATCGACGATCACGTTCGGTTACTGCGACAACGCGGGAGATCTGGGGCAATACCAGGGCGCGGAATACGACGTGCTGTTCATTGACGAGGCCGGGCAGCTGCAAAAGGAGTGGATCGACCAGATCAACGCCTGCGTGCGCGGCACGAACCCGTTTCCAAAGCGGACGTACTACACGCTGAACCCGGGCGGCCCGGCACATGCGTATTTCAAGCGCCTGTTCATTGACCGCAGATTTGAGGACAAAGAGAAGCCGGAAAACTACAGCTTCATTCAGGCGCTGGTGCAGGACAACAAAGTCCTGATGCAGATCCAGCCGGAGTATATCGAGCAGCTCGAAACACTGCCGCCGAAGCTGCGCGAGGCATGGCTGTATGGCAGGTGGGACGTCTACGAAGGGCAATTCTTTGAGGACTTCCGGGACGATCCGGAACACTACAAAGACCGGCGATGGACGCATGTCATTGAGCCGTTTGAGATCCCGGACGGGTGGACGATCTGCAGGAGCTATGACTTTGGCTACGGCAAGCCGTTTTCCTGTGCATGGTGGGCGGTCGACTATGACGGGACGATCTACCGGATCATGGAGCTGTACGGCTGCACGCGGACGCCGAACGAGGGCGTAAAGTGGACACCGGACAAACAGTTTGAAGAGATCCACAAAACGGAGATGCAGCACCCGTGGCTCAAGGGGAAAACCATCATCGGCGTGGCGGACCCCGCGATCTGGGATGCGTCGCGCGGAGAATCGGTCGCAGACACAGCTGCGCGGTACGGCGTATTTTTTACGCCTGGCGACAATGAACGCATTGCAGGTTGGATGCAGTGCCACTACCGGCTGCAGTTTGACGAGGACGGATATCCGCGGATGTATGTCTTCAACACCTGCAGGGCGTTCATCCGGACGATCCCGACGCTGATCTATGACGAACATCGGGCGGAAGATCTGGATACGAAGATGGAAGACCACGTCGCGGACGAATGGAGATATTTCTGCATGTCGCGGCCGATCAAGCCGATCCGCGCGGTGAAAGAGCAGCGGATCCTTTTTGATCCGCTGGACATGATGAAACGGAGGTAAGGCCATGCTGGCACCACAACTGACGGAGACTGAGAAGCAGACCATGATGACGGAGGTCTTTCTCGGATACAACCACAACCTCGAGCTGGCGGACGGGGAGTTTTACGACATGGAGAATCTGTCGGCGGATGATTATCCGCTGCTCGCGCCGCGGCCAAGGAGAGGGACAGCGCAGGCGATCGAGGGCGTGCAGGGCATTCTGGCGAAGGATGCGCTGTGCTGGGTGCAGAACCAGGTGCTTTATATCAACGGCGCTTCGATGGAGGCGTATATGCCGTCCGTGTCGATCTCGGCGGGGGAAAAGCAGCTCATTTCCATGGGCGCGTATCTGTGCATCTTCCCGGACGGGATCTACTTCAACACCGAGAAGTATTCCGACAACGGATACATGGGACAGGAGAACACCGTCAACGCGGCAAGCACGAACATTGACATTTCCCTGTGTCTTGTCGACGGGACGGCGCTGACGGTGAGCTATAAGCAAGCCAGCCAGCCGGAAAACCCGACGAATGGCCAGTACTGGCTCGACACGTCCGGCAAGCTCCACACGCTCAAGCAGTGGGCGGAGGCGACGAGCCAGTGGGTATCCGTGCTGACGGTGTATCTGAAGCTTTCTGCCAATGGCATCGGTCGAGGGTTCAAGCAGTATGACGGCATCCGGCTTTCGGGGCTGACCGGCAACGAGCAGGTCGAGAAGCTCAACGGCAGCCAGATCCTCTACGACGTTGGCGAGAGCTACCTCGTGATCGTGGGCCTTGTCGACGAGACGACGAAGGTGACGAGCGGGACCGTGAAGACGGCGCGGAAGGTCCCGAGCATGGACTTCATCACCGAGAGCGGGAACCGGCTGTGGGGCTGCAAGTACGGTGTGGCGGACGGCGAGACCGTCAATGAGATCTACTGCTGCAAGCTGGGCGATTTTAAAAACTGGGAGTGCTACCAGGGCGTGTCGACGGATTCGTGGCGCGCGAGCTGCGGCACGGACGGGAAGTGGACCGGCGCGGCGACGCTGGCGGACAGCCCGATCTTCTTCAAGGAGGACTGCTTCCACCGGGTGTATCCGTCGGCGACGGGCGCGCATCAGGTGGTCGTGCAGAAATGCGCGGGCGTGCAGAATGGGTCAAGCAAGAGCCTGGTCGTGGTGGATGACCGGTTGTATTACAAATCGCGGATGGGCGTTTGCGTGTACGACGGGAGTCTGCCAAGCGAGATCGGCAGCTGCTTCGGGACGAAGCTGTATTACAACGCCGTGGCGGGCGGCGCCAGAGGGAAGTACTTCATCAGCATGGAGGATGAAGGCCATAACTGGTCGCTGTTCGTCTACGACACGCGCAAGGGTCTGTGGCACAAGGAGGACAGCACCCACGCAGAGGACTTCGCGCGGGTGGACGATGAGCTGTATTTCCTTGAGGACGGGACGCTCAGGACTGTCTATGGCTCGGTCGGGACGCTGGAAGACAGTGTGCAGTGGATGGCGGAAACGGGGATCATGACGTATGGGCTGGTCGGGAAAAAGTATGTGTCCCGGATCAACCTGCGGATGCAGCTGCCGAAGGGGTCGAGCGTCGATTTCTGGGTGCAGTACGATTCCGATGGCGTCTGGCGGCACTGCGGGCATATCGAGGGGCGGGGGCTGCGGACGTTCCTGCTGCCGATCCGCCCGGCGCGGTGCGACCACCTGAAATTCCGGCTGACGGGGAAGGGCGAGATGAAGCTGTTCAGTCTGGCGCGGGTCCTGGAGGCAGGAAGCGATGCGTAAGACGGGAGGTGCAACATGGGTAGTCTGACACTTGCATACCCGTCCATCGCGGGGAAGACGACGCAGGAGCAGCTGGAGAGCATGCGCAGGTATCTGTGCAGCGTGACGGAGCAGTTGAACCTCGCCGACTGGTCGGCGAAGGCGACGCTGACGGAGATCTCGCAGGCCATCGACGCGGACAGCCTCTCCGAGGCGGAGAAGAAAACGACGCTTTCCGGCTATGGAGCGCTGAAAGCGCTCATCATCAAGACGGCGGACTTCGCCGCGGCGAACTCGGAGACGTGGTCGACGAAGCTGTCCGGCAGCTATGTGGCCATCTCGGACTTCGGCAAGTATCTCGAGAAGACGCAGCTGACGATCGAGGGCAATTCCGTCGGCATCAAACAGCTGTATGACTACACGGCGGGCGTCAACAATCAGTTTTCCGTCAATTCGCAGCAGTACATCAAGACGGGGCTGCTGTACTACAAGGACGCTGTGCCGGTCTACGGCGTGGGCGTGGGGAACATCGAGACGACGGTGACGGACGGCGGCGAGAAGGTCATCGACCAGACGAAGAACGAGCTGGTGACGGTGACGCCGGACCGGGTGAGCTTCTGGCAGGACGGGCAGGAGGTCGCGTACCTCAGCGATAAAAAACTGCACTTCCCGTCCGGGACGCTGGAGGCGGCGGGGGCGGTGCTGTCGGGGAAGATCACGGCGGCAGCGGATTCGACCTTCGGGCCGTGGACGATCTCGGAAAGCAGCATTTTCCGCACGGCCAACGAATTTGGGGGCAGCGCAAGCATGTACTTCGGCACGAGCGGGCTTTCTATCAAGGACAAATTCAAGGTCGACGCGAACGGCAAGCTGACGTGCACGGGGGCTGAGATCGGCGGAACGATCAACGCGACGGATCTGAAGCTCGACGGTACGAGCATCCAGAAGAAGCTCAAGCAGATCATGGATGAGATCAACATCATCAGCAACGGTCTTGAGATCGCGGGTACGAACTTCTCGAACGGCAAGATCAGCGGCGCGGAGGGCAGTCTGCAGTTTACGTCCTCCAGCTCGGCGGCCTATGCGGTCGACCTGTCCGGCCCGGCGGTGCGCGTGCGCTCGACAAGCGGCGATGTGTATCTGCAGAACGCGGCGGGGACGGCCAGCATGCAGATAAAATCGGACGGGAGTATCCGGTTTATCGCTTCCGGCGGCGTAAGCGGCATTACGCCGGTCTTCGGATAGGCAGGTGGTCTGAGTGGCAACGCTATCCGGAGCATCGGGTACGCCGACAAGTATCACGCTGACGGTATCCGGTATGTCGTCAACGACGAAGTACAAACGGAAATATGAATATATCCTTGCGGGACAGGTCATGGCGACCGTGACAGACACGACCGCGGGCACGACAACGGCCCACCGGGTCATTACTGGTCTGACACCGGACACGCTGTATATCTGCCGCGTGCGGATCTACAACAGCAGCACGGGGGCGCTTGTCGCCGAGACAAACTCCATCAGCGTGCGGACGCTGGCACAGTCGACCTCGCAGGCGACGGTCAGCATTCTAAACTTCCTGGATAACCTGACGCAGCTGGCGAGCGGGTCCTTCAAAGGCGATATCGGAGATACGTTTTACATTTCGGCCGCGGGCACGCAGTATCAGACGTACTCGCAGCAGTATCATTTCCTGTACTTCCGGCTCTCGTCGCAGAACTATAACACGGAGCATGGAGCGAGCTACCCGATCCCCATCCAGGAAGGGCAGACCGTAAAGGTCTACTACCAGAGCAAGACCACGACGATTCCGATCTACAACTACCTGGACGGGCAGCACACGCTGTCAGACGGGTCCGTCTCCGGCACGATCGGCAATTCGTTCTTCCTGTCCATGTCCGGCACGCAGTACCAGACGTATTCGCAGGAGTATGAATTCCAGTATTTCAGGCTCGCGTCGGAAGGGTATGCGACAAATCACGCGGCGACGGAGACGATCCCCATTACGAGCGGGCAGGCCGTGCGCGTGTACTACAAGACGAAGATCACGGCAGTCGCACCATACATCAGCGGGGTCACGCTGACGAAGAACACGGCGACGGTCACGTGGGACAAAAACGGCGGCGGGTACGGAAGCTGGACGCTCTACTGGGGAAAGACGAGCTATACGGCGATCGGATCGCAGTCGATCGGCAGCTCACCAGTGACGGTCTCGGGGCTGGACCCTGGCACGACGTATTATTTCTGGATCGTCAACAAGGCCGGGACGGATTCGAAGACATCCAACACCGTATCCGGCGAGACGAAGGCACAGATCGCGGCCTTCGCGTGGACGAGCGACGATGCGTCGTATATCGCGGCGGGGAAGGCCGTGACATACCTGACGGCGGCGAGCTGGAACCGGCTGACGGCGAAGATCAACGAGGTCCGGGTCGCCAGAGGCTACGGGAGCATTTCCTTCACGACGGCCTACGCCGGGCAGACGATCACGGCGGCCATCTACAACGAGGCGGCAAACGCCATCGGGAATCTGGCAGGCGCGGGAAGCGTCAGCACGGTATCGGCAGGGACGAAGCTGGAAGCGACGTACTTTGCAAACAGCTATTCTGCGCTCAAGGAAGCGCTCAACCGGGCAATCAGCAGTTATAACGGATAGGAGGAGCTATGAATATCACAAAAGCAGTGGTACAGCTGCGGGGGCGGCTGATCGAGGCCATCAACGAGGCGGGGCTGCCGCCGGTCATCGTGGGATTTGTGCTGGACGGGATCCAGAACGAAGTGGCAAGACTCACGGCGGAAGACCTGCGGAAGGAGGAAGCGGACAATGCAGACAGAGCAGATGCGGACGACCATGCAGAATGACACGGCGAGCGGGCTGATGGCGCGAAAGGCCATCGGCGAAGAGCAGGCCAGAAAGGCCATGGACACGCTGCAGAAATACCGGCAGGGCAAAAGTGCGCTGGAGGCGCGGGTCATTGCTTCGGAGGACTGGTGGCGCATGCGAAGCTGGCAGCGGATCCAAAAAGGGAACCCGGAGGATGACAAGTGGACGTCGGCGTGGCTCTTCAACGTCATCATGGGCAAGCATGCGGACGCGATCGCGGCCTATCCGGCCCCGGCCATCCGCCCGCGGGAACCGGACGACCGGGAGGAGGCAGCGAAGCTTTCCTCGGTGCTGCCGGTCATTCTGGAACAGAACGACTTCGAAGAGGTCTATTCAGACAGCCAGTGGACGAAACTCAAGCAGGGCACGCTCATCTGGCACGTGAAGTGGGATCCTTCGAAGCTGAACGGCCTCGGGGATATCTCGGTGCAGCCGGTGGATATTCTGTCTTTCTTCTGGGAGCCGGGCGTCCGGGATCTGCAGAAGTCGAAGAACATCTTCCTGACGGAGATGGTGGACAACGATCTGCTGGTCGAGAAGTACCCGGAGCTGCAGGGAAAACTCAACTCCAAGCAGCAGGTGCAGCAGAAGTACAACACGGACGACGTCATCAATTTTGACAACAAGTCGATGGTGGTGGACTGGTATTACAAGAAATATCAGAACGGCCGGCAGGTGCTGCATTTTGCAACGCTGGTGGGCGACACCATCCTGCAGGCGACGGAGAACGATACGGAACAGAAATATGACACGCTGACGCTGCCAGACGGGAGCATTGTGCAGCAGCCGGTCGGAAAGCCCATGGCGGAGACGGGACTGTATGACGACGGGGAATACCCGTTCGTGGTCGACGCGCTGTTCCCGGTGGAGGGCAGCATTGCCGGGTATGGGTATATCGACATCGGCAAGTCGACGCAGGAGCAGATCGACCGGATGAACCAGGCGATCGTGAAGAACGCGATCATGACGACGACGCCAAGGTGGTTCAAGCGGTCGGACGGGTCGGTCAACGAGCAGGAGTTTGCGGACTGGACGAAGCCGTTCGTGCATGTGGATGGGAATCTGGGGCAGGACAGTCTGCAGCCGATCCAGGTGAACATGCTCAACAGCAATTACATTGCGATCTTGCAGAACAAAATTGAAGAGCTCAAGTGGACAACGGGAAACACGGACGTCAACAACGGCGCGACGAGCTCCGGCGTGACGGCGGCCTCGGCCATTGCAGCGCTGCAGGAAGCGTCCGGCCGGAGCAGCAAGGACTCCACAAAGTCGGCTTACCGGGCCTACGCGCGGATGATCCGGATGGTCATTGAACGCATCCGGCAGTTCTATGATCTGCCGCGGCAGTTCCGGATCATCGGGCAGCGCGGGGCAGAGCAGTTCGTAGAGTACAGCAATCAGGGACTGCAGCCACAGACGCTCTACGGCGAGAACGGACAGCCGGACGGGCTGCGGAAACCGGTCTTCGACATTGAGGTCTCGGCGCAGAAGGCAAGCGAGTACGCATCCATGGCGCAGAACGAGCTGGCGCTGCAGTTCTTCCAGCTGGGGTTCTTCAACCCGCAGATGGTGGACCAGACGCTTGCAACGCTGGACATGATGGACTTTGACGGGAAGGACTCAATCATCCAGAAGGTCCAGGAGAACGCGGACCTGCAGCAGCGGCTGGTCGAGTGGCAGCAGCTGGCGCTGGCGTTGGCAGACCGGTACGATCCGGTCATGGGTGAGGGGCTGGCGCAGCAGATCCTGCAGGAGGGCGGACAGGCAGTCCCGCAGGCGAGCGCCGCGGCAGCAAAGAAGCCGGAGATCAACACCGGCGAGACGCAGGAGCCGAAGATCGTGGAGAATGCGCGCAAAAAGTCGGAAGAAAGCACGCAGCCGGGATAAGAACCGACGCACAAGCTCGGCTTGCGCGTCGGAAAGGAAGAAATGATCCCAGAGGATAAGAGCCGCCGCTTGCGGCGGACTGTTCCGGCGAGATTATTTCTGGCTGGCGTGGGGTGAAGTTAGGAAAAGTTTGTGCTACGATGATTTTAGAATAAACGCCAGAAAGGAATTTACAGCATGGAAGGCGAATTCACGGGCGCAAGCGCTCAGACCATGGGCGCAGCTGACGTCGCCGGTCAGCAGAGCGGGCAGGAGGCAGCCGCACAGGCGCAGGTGCAGCAGCAGCCGGTCACCGTCCCCGACGCTCAGGGACAGGGTACACAGGAAGAAACGTTCGACAGTCTGATCCGGGGCCGGTACAAGCAGGACTTTGATTCTGCGGTGCAGAAGGTCGTAAAGCAGCGCGTGCGCGGGCTGAACCAGTACAAGGGGCAGGCCGAGGCGATGGCACCGATCATCGACCAGCTGGGCGCGCTCTATGGGATCGACACGTCGGACCCGCGGAAGACGGACTTCGCGGCACTGGCACAGCGCTTTTCCGCTGACGAGCGGCTTTACAGCGCAGAGGCCATGGAAAAGGGCATGTCGGCGGACGCCCTCAAGAAGGAGTACGCCGGCAGGGCCGAGAATACGGCCATGCGGCGGCAGCTGCAGGAATACCAGATGCGAGAAGCCTTTGCCGGGATCCAGGCAGACTTTGCCCGGGATGTGACGGCGCGGTACGGCGCGGACTTTGAGACCGAGATGCAAAACCCGGATTTTGCGCGGCTCATGGGCGCGGGCGTGCCGCCGAAGACGGCCTATGAGGTCATCCACCAGCAGGAGATCGCACAGGCACAGGCGCAGCTGGTGGCGAACCAGGCGCGGGAGAACGTCATGCGGACCATCCAGGCGCAGGGCGCAAGGCCGCAGGAGATCGGCTCCGGCGCTGCGGGCGGAGAGAATGTCCCGATGAAAACACACTGGTCACGCGCGGAGGTAGAGGACATGCGCCGCCGCGCGGCAAGAGGGGAACGAGTGATCCCCTGAGAAAGGAGATAGGAAATCATGTTTAAATCCAAAGTCGGATTTCAGTTTTTTGCTGACGCCGGTACGCTCGTCAACGCGACCGGCAACTACGTAAACGCAGGCACTGGTCAGACGACCGCATTCAGCGGCAACGACACGCTCGCGCCGACCATGAAGACGTTCTACGACACGCAGCTGCTCGAGAATGTACGCCCGGATCTTTACCACGCACAGTTCGCAGAAAAGCAGGCGCTGCCGCGCAACCACGGCAAGACCGTCGAATGGCGCAAGTGGAACACGCTGAAGGACGCGGAGACGTTGACCGAAGGTGTTATCCCGACGGGCCAGAAGATGGGTCAGTCCAGCATGAACGCCAGCATCGAGCAGATCGGCACGTACGTAACGATCTCTGATCAGCTGGAACTGCATGCGCTTGACAATATGATTCTCGGCGCAACAGAAGAACTCGGCGCTTCGGCGGCTCTGTCCATCGACAAGCGCGTGCGAAATGTCGTTGTGGCGGGCCACAATGTGCAGTACTGTGACAAGGTGTCGAGCTCTGGTACACACACGGCGGTCACTGGTCGCTCCGGCCTTGACAAGACGGCACTTCTGACGCCGCTCGAGATCAACAAGGCGGTGACGACGCTCAAGAAGCTGGGCGCAAAGCCAATCAACGGAAAGTATGTCGCTATCATTCACCCCTCCGTTTCTTTCGATCTGCGCAACTCCGATGGCTGGGTCGAGGCGCACAAGTATGCAGCGGTGACGGAGATATTCAATGGCGAGATCGGCGAGCTGCACGGTGTGCGCTTTGTGGAATCGAACAACGCGAAGGTGTTCAATGACTCCACTTGCCCGGTGAAAACAGCCGCATCTGACGGCAATCCTGCGGTCTACTACAGCGTTTATCCGACGCTTTTCTTCGGCAAGGGAGCGTTCCGGATGATCGACCCGGAGGGCGGAAATCTTGAGATGATCGTCAAGAACAAGGGAGAGATCGGCGGCCCGCTGGATCAGTTCTCGACCGTCGGCTACAAGGCCGAGATGGCGACGAAGATCGTCTATGAAGACCGTATGGTTCGCGTGGAAAGCTGCAGCTCGTACTCCGAGACAGACGAGGCAAACTAAGGAAGGAGAAAACAGCTATGGCAGAAGCAGCAAAGAAAAGCGCGTGGGATGAGAAACGAACTGTATTTATCGAACGCGGGATGGCAAGCGAGGAACAGAGCCAGTTCGTGTGCGTGAACGGAAGAACGTTTCAGGTACCGAAAGGAAAGAACGTAGAGGTTCCGCTTCCGGTATATGAGGTGATCGCAAACGCGCGGCTGGCGGCTGAAGAGGCGCGCCGGCAGGCGAAGGAAGAAGACAAGTGAATGCCCATGACGGCATGAAGCAGAGGAAGGGGCAGAAATGCCCCTTCTTTTGGTAAGGAGGAAAAATGAAAATTCGGGAAGCGATCGAGACGGTCGACCGGTTACTGCCGAACCAGTACGAGACGCCGGATAAGGTCCGGTGGCTGTCGGAGCTGGACGGGATCGTGTATCGGGATATCATCTGCACGCACGAGCACGAGAAGGAACCGGAGCCGTTCACGGGCTATGGGGAGGACGTGGACTTAGAGACACAGCTTCTGATCCCGTGGCCGTATGATGAAATTTACCGCTGGTATCTGGGGATGAAGATCTGCGACGCCAACGGGGAGACGACGAAGTATTCGAACGAGGCGGCAAAGTACAACAGCTACTATCAGGGGTACTTCAATGCCTACAATCAGGCGTACATGCCGAAGCAGTACGCGACACATTTCAAGCTTTAAGGCGGTGAGACTATGAGCGTATATCGAGTAGAGTCGGGCGGCAGGGCCCCGGCTGGGCTTTCGACCGGCGACGAGGTCGTGACCGGCGGCGGCACATACCGCATCACGGGCGTGAACGCGGACGGCAGCTACCAGTCGCAGCTGGTGAACAAGAACCAGACGACGAGGAACTACGGCGGCAGCTATCAGACCAGGAACAGCCCTTACACCATGTCCGGCGTGTCGGACTACACGAGAAGCAAGCTGAACGGGCTGGAGAGCGGGTACACGCCGTCGGGCAGCGTGCAGGCAGCGCAGGCGTATTTGGAGCAGGTCAAGGCCAGCAAGCCGGGCGCGTATCAATCGCGCTGGGACGATGAGCTGACGAGCCTGTATGACCAGATCCGGAACCGGAAGAAATTCAGCTATGACATGGGGACGGATCCTCTGTACCAGCAGTACAGGGAGCAATACCAGCGGCTCGGGCGGCTGGCCATGCAGGACACGATGGGGCAGGCGGCGGCACTCACGGGCGGCTATGGCTCAACCTACGGTGAGCAGGTGGGCCAGCAGGCGTACAATGCGTATCTGCAGAACCTCAACGACATCGTGCCGCAGCTGCAGCAGCAGGCATATCAGCGGTATCAGGATGAGGGGACGGACCTTTATAACCAGTACAGCCTCGTGAAGGGCCGGGAAGATACGGACTACGGCCGGTACCGGGATACGGTCAGCGATTATTATTCGGATCTTTCGGATGCGCGGAGCGCGTACAACTCGGAACGGTCGCTGGACCAGAGCCAGTGGGCGACGATGCTCGACTACTGGGCGCAGAAGGCCAACAACGAGAACGCCGCCTACCTGCAGGCGTTGGCTGCGGAGCAGGCTGCGGCGAAGAAATCCGGAGGCGGAGGCGGCGGAAGCAGTTCATCTTCCAAGCTGAGCGACAAGAAGAACAACACGCTTGCAAAAGCGGCGCAGGCGTACCGGGCGAAGAACCCGAATGTATATCTGGACAGCCGGACGCTGGATAACTACCTCAACAGCAAGGGCTACAATGCGCTGGAGGCCAATACGTTCAAGGCATATCTGGAATACTACGGCGCGACATATCTGCGGCAGCGGTAACGGAGGGCAGCATGGGACGAATCACACTGACAGAGGAACAAAAGCGGATTGCAGAGAGCATCCGCAGCGGACAGGGAGCCAGCACGCAGCAGGCTCCCTCCGCCTATCGCGGCGGAAGAATCACGCTGAACCAGAAGCAGATCCAGATCGCGAGCAAGTACGGCCTGCCGAACCCGGACTACGGGAAGAACGCGCAGAGCACGCAGACGACCGTAGACGATCCGCTGCATAAGCAGTATGCAGCGTTTATGGCATACCAGAACGCCGTGCGGGAGGCGGAGCTTGCGCAGATCGAGCCGGGGGCCGCGCTGAAGGGCCGGGCGAGCGGACAGAAGAAGACGGAGAATGCGGGGGCGGAGACCGACGGGAAGGTTTCGGAGCAGGAATACAGCCGGTCGTCTGGCATGCAGAAGCAGTACGGAACGTACCAGAATTATCTGCGCGGCGTGGAGGCGGCGCAGGGGCTGAAGCTTGGGACGCTGGCGCTGCAGGGACAGAGCGCACTGCTGGCCGGCCGGTTTGCGCCGGCCACGCAGCAGGTGCGGGGGGACGTGGATGCGCAGAACCGGCGTGCAAAAGCGGCGCAGACCGTGCAGCGGGATCAGGTGCGCGGGATGCGGCGGACGTCGCAGGAGCTGGACAAGCAGATTGAGGCGCTGGAGATCGAACAGGCGGACACGCATTTCTCCGGGACCGGGCTTTCGGAAAATGGGAAGAGCGTGACGCAGCTGCAGAACGAGATCGACGCGCTGAAGGAGCGCAAGGCGCAGGTCGACAGCCAGAGCGTGCTGGCCCGGGCACAGGAGGCGATCGGGAACCTGAGTAAGGAAGACCAGAATCTGCTCCGGCAGTACCGCGGGCAGGAACTGAACGGATATCAGGTGCGGGCGTATGCAAAGTACGACGCGAAGACGGCACTCAACGAAAAAGGCTACAGCGACGACACGCTCAAGCGGCTGGCGGAATGGCAGAAGGTGCTGGATGACTATGAGAATGCGCAGAAGCTTGATGAGGCGGCGCGACAGATTGGGCAGCAGACGCCGATCATGGGAACGCTTTTCTCGGCGGTGGCAGCACCGGCGAAGGCACTGGGCAATGTGGAGTCGCTGCGTGGCGTATTGCCGAAGTGGGCGGGCGGCTATCAAAATGAGGATATGCCGACGAACATATACAGCCCGGCGTACAACGCGTCGCGCCTGTCCTCCGGCATTCGGCAGAGCGTGATGCAGAATATGAACCCGACGGGGCAGTTCCTCTATCAGGCGGGCACGTCGGCACTGGACAGCGCGGTCAACATGGCGGTCTCGACGGGGCTCGTCGGGACGGTCGGCGGTGCGGCCGGGGCTGGCGCGAAGGACGCGGTTGCGGAGACCATGAACTGGGTGATGGGCTCGCAGGTCGCGGCGGATTCCGTGTATGAGGGGATCCAGAGCGGCAAGTCCAACGCGGACGCGCTGGTCGACGGTATCGTCGAGGGCGCGATCGAGGGCTTCACGGAGAAGTATTCCGTAGGCCATATCATTGAGAACATGCTGAGCGGCAAGGCCGTTTGGGAGAAGGCGCTGCGGTCGTTTGCGTCGGAAGGCGCGGAAGAGATCGCGTCCAACTGGCTAAACCGTGCGTATGACGTGGTGGCGAAGCATGACCGGGGTGAGGTCATGACGGCCTACGCAAATTATATCGCAGAGGGTAGGACGCCGGCACAGGCGCTGGCGGCGATGGTCGGAGACTTCGCAAAAGAAGACAGCCTTTCGTTCCTCGCGGGCGGCCTGTCCGGCCTTGCCATGTCCGGGACGTATGCGGGTGTGAACCGCGTGATTTTGGAGGCAAACGTCACGCAGACGGCCAGAGCTGTCATAGAGGCGGGCGAAGTGCAGGACGTCATCGACTATGGCATGGCGCAGGAAGAGGGCACGAAGGCGCACCAGCTGGCCGAGGAACTGCAGCAGACCGTGGACGATGGCGGCGAGGTGACGCAGAAGGCCGTGGAGGACACGCTGCGTGAGGTGGCGAAGGAGCAGCAGGCGGCCGTGGACGAAGGGCAGGAGCCGCGCGTGCCGGAGACGCTGACCAGACTCGAGCAGCTGCAGGAACAGGCCCGACAGGAGCAGGCGCAGACCGAGGCGGACGAGAAGACATTCCAGATCTACAAGAGCGCGGCGGAGACGGCACAGGAGAACCAGAGGCTTGCACAGCAATATCAGCAGGAGCAGGAACAGAGTCGCGCACAACAGTCTGTACAGGCCGTTCAGCAGGCCCAGCAGGCGGCGCAGCAGCAGTATAACCAGGACAGCTTATTTGCACCCATCCCAGGAACGGAGAGTATGGGTGAGCTGGATCCGGTGCAGTACGCTCGGCAGCAGACGGCGGACGCGGAGCAGGCGCTGGACGAAGCCGCGCTGCAGCAGGAGGAACAGTATTTGCAGGAGCAGGCCCAGAGAGCGGGCTACGACGAGCAGACGGCGGCGTATTTCCTGAACGGGAACACGACGGGCATGCCGGCGGAGCAGTATGCGAAGAGCTTCGGACAGGTCTATGAGCAGGGCAGACTCGGCGCGAGTGAGCAGCGGGCGATGCGCTACGCCGAAGGAATGAATCAGGACGTGGCGGCAGCCGCCTATCGAGCGGGCCTTGCCGCAGGGCAGAAAGGGGTAAACAATGGCAGTATCGAGGTTACTGATGAAGGACAAATCGGGCAGGCTGGTCAGCGTGCCGAAGGACAGGCTGGAGGCGTTCGCCAAAGCACAGCGCAGCAGCAAAGAGCTGACGCCGGAAGAAAGAGAGCGCAGGGTGCAAGAGATCTCGCAAAAGCTTGGGATGAAGTAACGCTTTCGGATCTCGGTTTCGGAGAGAACAATGCGCAAAAAGTGCGCGTCATGCCGAAGGGACAGGAGGCCAGAAGCGAGGATATCCAGGCGGCGGCAAAGTTCTTCCGGTCGATGGGCGTGCAGAACGCGCGGTTCTTCACCGGGCAGCTGACGCAGGAGATCGACGGGCAGACGTTTTATGCGGACGCTGCCGTGACGGAGGACGGCTCCGCCCTCATCCGGGCGGACAGCGAGGAGTATTCTGCGTTCGAGCTGGCGAAGCACGAGGGATATCATCTGCTTGTCAAGCGCTGGCCGGAGATGGCGGCGAAGATCCAGAAGCGGCTGCTGGGCGAGGGCAAGATCACAAAGGAGATGATCGAGAGCTATGTGGACGCATACGCCGGGATCTACGGCGACGACACGGACGCCTACGTCGAGGAGATCGTCGCGGACACCTACGCCGGCATGAACCGCACGGACTACGGCACGAACAAGCTGCGCGCGGACGTGAAGATGGAGGTCGGCCAGTGGCAGAAAAAATCCGGCAGCGCGAGAGCGCCTCCGGCGAAGATGTCCGCTGCGAAGGATCAGACCACAAAAAACTATCAGGGCGTCAACCTTGCGGAAGACGGAAGCGTCTATACCTACGATTTCCTGATATCGCTTCCGGATATGGACGTGACCATGCTGCCGGAGGTCGACGCGGTACGCGGAGCCGAAAACCGGGTCGATACAGCAAAGGTCGTGCAGGAGGGTATGAAAAACGCCCGCGCCGTTGGAACAGAGCGAGACGGAAAGATCTTTGTAAGGAACCAGTACACAGGGAAGATGCTGCGAATTGACAACAGCAGTATCCGACACGGACTGAATGGAAAGCAGAACAGATTGCTGACAAACGCACGGATGGGTGTGGTGATCGGGGATATCGTGAAAAATGCGGTACCAATCAATGCGCTTAACAATAAGGCAAAAGGTGTAACAGGGACATATGCCATGGCAGCCTATGTGACGGACAGCCGCAGGAGAGAGTTTGTTGCAATCGTTACAGCAGAACAGATAAACGGGAATATCGCTGGGGTTGAGGTGTACGATGTCGCACACGCGGTAAGTGGAAGACAAAAAAATAGCAGCCAGGCGGACACGAAGTCCCAGAGAGTTTACTCTATCAAGGCTGCCAAAATTAGTATATCCGATTTACTCCAAATTGTCAACAGTACACACCAGAGTATTTTGTCGGAAGATGTGCTGCAAAAATTCGGAGAGCAGAGAAACCCGCAGGGGGATTATACCGGGAAGGCGAAATTCTCTGCCAGCGCGCGGCAGGCGTCGGAGCGGGATAAACAGAACCTTGAGACCGTCTCTGCGATGCTGGACGATGGGAGCGGGCGCGGTGTGTTTAAGGACGCCGTTTTCCTGCGGAATCCGAGGCTCATGCAGAAACTGATTGATGAGCGGGAGAAGACGCAGACGGAAGCGTTCCGGGATTGGTTCGCAGACAGCAAGGCAACGAACACGACAGGCGAGCCACTGCTGGTGTTCCACGGTGCCGGAGCGAAATTTACAAAGTTTGATGTAGGCGGGAAACCGATCTGGTTGACTGCAAACATCAAGTACGCGGAAGAATACTCCACTGCGACGCGCAGCGTTGAGCGAATTCTGCCGGAGGCATCGATCTACGCAGGGAACGTCGATCGTATTATCCCGGCATATATTCGCGTGGAGAATCCGGCGGATGTTGGAAACACTGACGGCGGATACAGCGGGAATTATGTGGATCTTGCGAAGCGGCTACAGATCAGACCTAGTGAACTGCAAGCCGTATGGGAACAGGCGGGGAAGCCGGAGCTCATGTGGCAGGTGATCAATACGCCGGGGATGGTAGAGATGCTGAAACGGCATGGATACGACGGGGTTCAGGCGGTTGAGAACGGCGTGAAGGCATGGGCTGTGTTTGATTCTGCGCAGGTGAAGTCCGCGGTTGCAAACAACGGAAGTTTCAGCCTAACGAACCCGGATATCCGGTATTCTTCGCAGGACGGGCGGTATCGGGATCTGATGGGGGAGAAGGCGGCGCAGTATGTGCGGCGGCTGGAGTCCGGACTGGTGAACGAGCTGGCGGAGAATCTAAGCGTGCCGGGGCAGGCGAAGCGGGAGGTTTTGCGGCCGATGGCCGAGGAGGCGCTGCGGTCGTTCTTTACGGACGGGCAGCTTGACCGGGCGAAGCTGAATGACCTCTTTGAAACGGCCTACAAGGCGGGCGTGGAGGAGGATCAGCAGTATATCGAGCAGTACGGGGACCTGAAAAAATTCATCAGGGATCAGAAGATCTCCATTTCCGAGACGGACCGGCAGGATATCGCAGACTACAATCTATTCAGGAAGGCGGCTATGGGAACACTGGCGATCAGCAAGGATGGTTTGCCGGTGGATGTGGCGTATCAGCAGCTGCAGGAGATGGCGCCGGAGCTGTTCCCGGCAGACGTTACCGCGCCGAGCGACCAGCTGATGCAGATCTACGATGTGGCGCGCGGCATTCAGAAGGTGCAGAAGACGCTGGATGAATACTACGGGCCGCAGGCGGCGAGCTTCAAGAAGTGGCAGCAGGCGAATTTCACGGAATCCATTGACCGGCTGACGAGCGGGCTGCGCGTGGCGCAGCGGTATCTGGACGCGCAGAACAAGGCCAAAGAAAAGCTTGCTATTCCGCAGACAGCGGAAGAAACGAAGCAGATGTGGGCGCAGCTGAAGGACGCAAGGCGAGTGGTCGAGAAAGCGCAGAGCAAGACGCTGCTGACGGAAGCCGACCAGAAGATCGTGAACCGGCTGCTGCGCGGGGAGACAAGCCCGGATTATGTGGCAGGGCTGGAAAACGGGCAGCAGATCCTGAAGGTCTACGAGGCAAAGGCTGACTATGATATGCTGGCGCTAAAGCTCAAGGCATGGAACGCGCAGCGCAAGCAGGGGCTGCGGGACTTTGCTGAGCAGGCGCTGACGGAAGCCGAGGCCGTCAAGTGGGTCGACAAGACCATGGGGATCCAGTACCAGCGCGAGACGATGGAGCGCAACATCCGGGATATCGCGCGGAAGGGAAAGGTCTCTGACGAAAAGGCCAATGCTTTTATCGACAAGTATTTCTGGCCCGTCCATGAGAACGAGAGCAAACGCAAGAATTACCTCGTGCAGCAGCAGAATAGGATCAAGGCGCTGAAGCTCGACCGGCAGGTACGGAAGGGAAATCTGGTATCCGAGAGCTATGCGGTGCAGTGGCTGGGCGAGGCGGAATTCAACCGGGACTATCTCAAGCAGCATCCGCGTGTCGAAAGGCGCGGCGGGATGACGTTTGACGAGTGGAACGCGGCGATTCAGGAGTTCGAGAAGCAGAACCCGAATCTGGATCTCGGCAAGGTGCGGGCCGCCGTGAAGGTTTTCCATGAGGTCTACGACAAGCTGTTCCAGGATATGAACCGGGTGCGCATTGAGAACGGCTATGAGCCGGTCAATTATCTGCAGGGATATTTCCCACACTTCCAGGAGAACGAGGAAGGCGGCAGCATTCTGCAGAAGTTCGCAAGGGCGGCCGGGATCGAGGGCGATGTGTCGCCGCTGCCGGCGACGATCAACGGCCTCACGGCAAACTTCAAACCCGGAATCCGGTACATGGCGAATATCCAGAACCGACTCGGATACGCGACGGCGTATGACGCGCTGCAGGGCTTTGACCGGTATATCGAGGTCGCGACGGACGTGATCTTCCATACGGCGGACATTCAGCGGCTGCGGGCGCTGGCGACGCAGATTCGGTACCGGGCGTCGGACGAGGGCCTGAAACAGCAAATCGACGCGATCATGATGAACCCGTTCCTGAATCCGGATGAGGCCAACGAGCAGGTTGCAAACCTGACGAAGAACGGACGGTATGGGCTTTCGAACTTTGTGGATGAGCTGGACGAATACACAAACCTGCTGGCGGGAAAGAAGTCGCGGCTTGACCGGGGCATGGAAAAGCTCATGGGGCGAAAGTTCTACAACGTCATGAAGAAGTTTGAGTCCCGCGTGGGTGCGAACATGGTCGCGGCAAACGTAGGATCGGCGCTCACGAACTTCATCCCGATCACGCAGGCGTGGAGCCAGGTGCCGACGGCGGACGTGCTGCGCGGCATGTGGGATACACTGAAAAATTACAAGACCGCTGACGGGTTGGACGCTGCGTCGACGTTTATCAACAACCGAAGCGGCTATGGGCGGCTGGCCATGAGCACGATGGATAAAGTCTCCGCCGGTGCAGGCTGGCTGATGGAATCCATTGACACGTTTACGACGGGAAGTGTCGTCCGTGCGCGGTATTACCAGAATCTGCGGCGGGGCATGAGCGAGACGAGCGCGATGCAGGAGGCGGATCAGTTTGCGTCCGGCGTGATGGCAGACAGGAGCAAGGGGTCGACGCCGACGCTGTACTCTGCGCGGAACCCGCTGGTAAAGCTGTTCACGCAGTTCCAGCTGGAGGTCAACAATGAGCTCAGCTGGATCTTCAAGGATATGGCGCAGGAGGAGCGGAAGAAGGGCGTGGCGGCTCTGGCGAAGGCCATGTTCAAATTCCTCATCGGCGCGTGGATCTACAATGAGTTCTACGAGAGCATTGTGGGCAGGCGCGCGGCGCTGGATCCGCTGGATATCATCAATGATACGGTCGGAGATTTCACGGGGTATCAGCTGCCGAACACGGTGCAGGCGGCGGTATCCGGGAAATGGGACTTCACGAAGGAGAAGCCGGGCACGTATCAGGCAATCAAGAACCTTGAGGGGAACATCATTTCTGAGTTCCCGGGCACGCAGGCGTTGACGATCCTCGGCGTGGATGAGGCGCTGGGGCTGGACATTGACAGCGGCAGGATCGCCGTGACGTCGGCCATCCCGAACCTCGGAAACATCGAGAAGGCGCTGCTGGCAAAGAACGAGGACATGGCGCCTGCGAAGAAGGCACAGACCATCGGAAACGAGCTTCTGAAACCGGGCCTGTATCTGGCGACGCCGTTCGGCGGCGGACAGATCCGCAAGGCGTATCAGGGCGCGACGGCGGCAGCTCGAGGCGGCAGCTACACGGTAGACAACGAGGGACGCGACATCTTACAGTATCCAGTGTATAACGACAATCCCGCTGACCGGGCCAAGAGCTGGGCGCAGGCGCTGCTGTTCGGCAAGACGGCGACGGAAGAGGCGCAGAGCTGGGTGGAGAGCGGTTTCAAGTCGCTGTCCGCAAAGGAGACTGCCGCCTATCAGGGCATGACCGAGGGAGGCGAGGACCAGCGGGAGACCTATGCGTTCGTCCAGGCGGCGCGGAAGCTGGAGAAGAACTATGACAAGATGATGCTGCTGAAGGCCTATGATATCAGCGACGCGGCGAAGGCAGAGTATTATTATCAGGTCCTTGCCGGGGATGCGCAGAAGGCGGAGATGGAGCCGAAGAGCACGCAGGAGCGGATCGACTACATGAACGAGAAGATCCAAGACGCGCAGGACGCGAAGCAGAAGCAGGAGCTCAAGGACGCCGTCGCTGCCGGGACCGTGACACAGGAGAAGGCGATCCAGAAGATCCTTGCGAACGACTACGCCGAGGATGAGAATAAGGCGTACTGGCTGTACAGAGAATGGACAGGCGGGAAGGACTACAGGAAGTACGGCAAGATCCTGCAAACCATCGAAGATGGCGGGGATCTGAAAGCGGCGGCAAAGGAATACTTTGACCACGGAACCGAGAAGGGCGATATTGGCAACGCGATCACGACGGAATACAAGCCGAAGTACATTGCGGCCTCGCCTGAGGAGCGGAAGAAGCTCAAGGAGAAGCTGCTGGCGGCCTATGTGGCGATCGGATTTGACAGGAGCAAGAAGTCCAAGGACATTGACAAGTGGCTGGAAGACAGCAAGTAAAACAAGAAGGCCGGGGCGGATGCCCCGGCCTTCGGTTTTGGAGTTACTGCGCTTTTTCCAGCTCCGCGAGGCGCTGGCTGTGCAGGTGGACGACGGATTTGAGGAAGGAGACCTCTTCTTCGAGTTCTTCGACGCGGCTCTTCGGCGCAAGGGTCTCGAGAAGAGACTGCTGGCCTTCGATCAGGAGGTCCAGCTTTTTCATGACGCTGCTCTCGATGATGACGCGGGTGTTGGCTGCGGACTGCTTGAGCATGTCGTCTTTGGCCTGGTCGATCATGGATTGGATTTTCTCAATATCTTTTTCGTCGAGCATGGGGAAGCCTCCTTGTATTTGATGGTTCCAGTATAGCACCGGCGGGAGGGAATGGCAAGGGGAAAGGTGCGCGTGGGGTGAATCCGGCGCGGGGGTCTGCTACACTGGATGAAAAGGAGGGATGCGGCATGGCGACGCCAATTCCGGGGGCTTATCCGAGCCCGAGGATCGACAAAGGGGTACTGCGATGGTACGAGGGAGACACATTCTCGATCGTGCTGCGGTTCGACCTGAAGGACCAGGACGGCGAGGCCGTCACGATCGGGACGACGGACAGTATGGCGGTCGTGTTTCTGGACGATACGCGGCAGACCGTCCACACGTTCAGCTTTGCGAAGGTGGAGAATGACCAGGTCACGCTGAACTTCGACGCGACGGTCACGGCAAAATTCACGAAGGGAAAGTACACCTACGATATCCGGTACACGCACGGCGACAAGACGACGCTGGCGAGCGGGAACCGGGCATTCGTGGAGTAAGGAGCAGGTATGAGGGTAGAGATTCCGAATCAGATCACGGTGACGATCGGCGGGCTGATCTCCCGCGGGGTAAAGGCCGTGGAGGTCACGGACGCGGGGCGGCTGGTGTTCACGCTGACGGACGGCAGCACAGCGGATATCGGCTCCGTCATGGGCCCGCAGGGGCCGAAGGGCGAGACCGGCGCGACCGGCCCGCAGGGGCAGACGGGGCC